TTCCTGCTTTGGATACTTTTCATAATGGTGCTGTTGTTTGGTTATTTGCTGTATCAACTTGAGTTGAAAATTGACTCAGGAAAACCAATTGATGACGCTGTGGATAACCCTGTGGAAAACTGTGGAAAACCTGTGGATAAGGTGTGAGTAAAATGTGTGTTGTTGCAATATATATATTATAGATATATAAATAATACTCTTACAGAGTATTATAAATACATCTTGACAGTATATATTTAAAACAATATTGTTATAGAGTCCTAATCTTAAACTAATGGAGAGTTAATGATGTTGCTAATATGTAAAGACTGCCGACATTGTGTTCCTTCACAATATTGGACTGATTTCAAAGATTCTTTTAAAGCGTTGGAGTACGCAAAATGTTGGGCAACCGCTAAACAAAATTTAGTCACTGGGGAATACATACCTGAATTTCACTGTACAACGGCGCGTAAGTCTGACCGCTTGTGCGGTGAAAAAGGAAAATGGTTCGAATTGAATGAACCGCACGAATTTTATGACCAAGTACCTAATCAAACTAAGGAGACCGAAAATGTCTAATGATAGAGCAGATTTTGATGATTCAGTCCGTAACACCGCCTGGTGGTCGTCAGACAGCCGTATGGCGGCAGCAGGACGCGCAAACGAGGCAGTGATGCAGAAGTTGGGGTTAATCGAAAAACCCGATCTGAGCGCAAATGAGGCGGTTCAGATGGGTCATGTGATGCAGCCCGTGATTGGACGCTTGGCATCTGAGCGTTTGCGTCTGAACCTGAAAGATGCCGATTACATGATGACACACGCAGGAGAGCCGTGGTTAAAATCCCATTTTGATTTTATAGACGAGTCAGGGACACACCTTGTCGAAGCTAAGAATTATGGCGCTCATAAGCAAAAATTCTTTGATTCAGGCGCGAACATAATTCCTGCTGAAGACATGGCGCAACTGATTCACGAGGCAACAGTCCATAATGTTGAAAAGATTACTTTAGCGGTACTTTTTGGAGGGCAGAACTTTGAAACTTTTTCTTATACGATTAGCCAAGAGCAAAAAGAATCCTTTATTTTGGATATGGCAAAAAATTGGGCAGCGGTCGCAACCCGAACCCCGCTCCCCGCTGAGTCACCAGAGCAAGCACGAGCACTTTATTCAGTCAGTAGCCCAAGAGCCGCAATTGCCAACAGCAACATCGAAAAAGCCGCGCAAGCGCTCAAAGCAGTCAGTACCAACAGAAAAGAGCTTGAAGCCAAAGAAAAAGAGCTACAAGCGTATATCCAAGACTACCTCAAAGACTGCGACACGCTCCAAACGGTCGACGGCACAATCTTAGCTACGTGGAAGTCGCCCAAGCCTAGTATGACGTTTGACGCATCTTTGTTTAAAAGCAGTATGCCTGATATATATAATCAATTTGTGGTCGAGAAATCAGGTTCTCGCCGATTCCTAATCAAATAAAGGGGTTTTTATGTCAAATTTAATTGCAGTGAGTGACATGGGCGTCATGGCAGACGCTATTGTTAAGTCAAATTTTTATGGGTTCAAATCAAAAGAACAGGTCATGGCGGTGATGCTTGTCGCCCAAGCCGAAGGGAAACACCCTGCAACCGTGGTTCAGGAGTACGACATTATCCAAGGTCGTCCTGCCCTGAAGTCACAAGCGATGCTTTCCCGATTTCAATTATCGGGCGGCAAAGTCGAGTGGCACGAGATGACGCCTAAAAAGGTCAGTGGCACGTTCTCGCACCCCAACGGTGGGTCATTAACCATCGAATGGACGATTGAAATGGCTAAACAGGCGGGCGTTTACCGCGAGGGTTCGGGTTGGACTAAGTACCCCGAAGATATGCTCACAGCGAGGGTTATAAGCCGCGCAGTGCGCAAAGTCTATCCCGCGTGTATTTTGGGTCACTACGCCGTTGAAGAAGTGGTCGATTTTGAGCCGATTCAACCTAAAAACATCACTCCTAAATCTCCAGAGGTCGAATATGTTTCAGAAATTATTGATAACCCCGTCAAGACTGGAAAGTACAAACTTATTCTCCCAGGCGGAGAAGTCTACGATTCGTTCGATAATCCCCAAGACTATGTGGACGCGTACAAGTCTATGGTTGGAAAAATCCGAGACAGCAAAAAGCTGGAAATGCAAGATAAAGTCCTCAAAGTGGCGGATTTGAAGGAAGCCAACGCGGATACTCGCGCCCTGTTAACGGCGTCCCAGTTAGCGAGTTTAAACGCCGATAGCCCAAAGCAGGAAGCGTCAGATCTGTAGCGACTGGGGTGACCCAACGCGACCGGATACTGGCGCATTTGAGGCGTTATGGCAGCATCACACCACAAGAGGCGCTCAGACACTATGGCTCTTTCCGACTCGCCGCACATATCGAAGTTTATCGAAAAGCGGGACACCGAATCGAAACGAACATGGTTACAGAAAACGGCTCAGAGTTTGCAAGATACGTATACAAGGAAACAAAAAATGGCTGAAAGAAGGGAAAATACTGGGGTTCTGTTTCCACAACAGAACAAAAAGAACGAAAGGTCGCCCGATTACAAGGGTGAAATCAAGGTCGGCAATCACCTGATTAAAATCAGTGGTTGGACGAAACACTCGGCTTATGGTAGTTTGATTTCGCTGATGGTCGATAAGCAGCAGGGGGAGACTCTTAAAAAGTATCCTCAGGAAGTCAAACCTAAAGACGATGATTCGGATGTCCCTTTCTGAAAACTACATTCACATTGCCGTTCCCGCCCAGTATGAACACGTACTGGCGCAACTTTCGGGGTCGTATGGTTCTGTCCCCGCAAGGGCGGCAATATAAGGTGGACGTTTGGAAAGCGGTTTTGGAGCAAAAAGTACCGAAGTTTGGGGGGAGTATGCTTAGATTCAGGATGGAAATTACGCCACGCGACAAGCGCAAGTTTGACATCGACAACCGCATAAAAGGGGTTTTTGATGCTTTGCAGGCCGCAGGAATCATGGAAGATGACTGGCAAGTGGTCGAATTGTACGTGGCAAGACTAGACGGGGTCGAAAAGCCTGGTAAGGTTGTGATAACTTTAGAGACTGTTGACGACCTCCCATCAGCATGAGATGAGCCGCACCCCCTCGCGGCAGAGATTAGGACGGTGTTGGTTGACCACCGCTTCATGCAGTCAACTGCTTTTCTAATCAATTGGAGGACAAGATGACTCATATTTTCGTAGCAACGCCGATGTATGGCGGTCAATGTACTGGTTATTACGCAACGTCTTTGATGCAAATGCAAAAGATGTTTATGAATAACAACGTGACTATGACGTTTGGCGCGATGTTTAATGAATCACTCATTACCCGCGCTCGAAACGGATTAGCCCACAATTTTTTAAAATCAGACTGTACGCACCTGTTTTTCATTGACGCGGATATTCACTGGAATCCGGAACACGTGTTGCCAATGATTGCAGCCGACAAGGAAATCATTTGCGGCATTTATCCTAAAAAAGAGATTAACTGGACGTCTGTATTGTCAGCAGCACAAAATGGCGTGTCATTAGACCAACTCAAGCACTACACGGGTTCATGGGTTGTCAATTTGGTCGATTACAGCGGCGAAGTCACCGTGCCAATCAATCAGCCATTGGAAATCTGGAATGGCGGTACGGGGTTTATGCTCATTAAACGTGAAGTTTTTGAGAAATTGGCTGATGTAGTGCCGTCTTACGTTAATAACGTGGTCGATTTGGGCGGTCAATTGCAAGTCGAGCCGATTAAAGAGTTTTTTGCAACGTCTATTGAACCTGAAAACAACGTATTGCTTTCAGAAGACTATCATTTTTGCCGCATCGCAAGAATGAATGGAATTAAAGTATGGGCTGCTCCGTGGGTCGAATTAGGCCATGTCGGAACGTACATATTTGAAGGCCGTTTACCACAAAATCCGTAGGGGGATGTATGAAATCACAAGGGAAAAAAACATTATGATGAACGAACGAATCTTAAAACTATATGACCAAGCAACCATTTTAGAAGGCAATGGCGACTACGTGGCAGGTGAGTTGGCGAAGCGTGAATGGGTTGGGCTGACGGATGAGGAGATTAAAGAGTTTGATAATTGGCACGACAACAGGGAAGAAGAAGTTGGTTGGTGCAAATTATCAGAAATCGTGGCTTACATCGAAGCCAAGCTCAAGGAGAAGAACAGATGAACAAACGAATCGCAAAACTATATGACCAAGCAACCATTTTAGAAGGAAAGAGAAAAATGTTCATAAACCCTAATCCTGATTGTCAAGATGATTGTTCTTTTGTAGAAAGTATAAAAATAACAACGGCGGTGCATTATCCCCCAGTTTATGATAAACATGGGAATAATACTAATCCTGATCGTAACTGGACATCTTATATTGTATCTTGTCATAAATGCAATACGAATTGGAACGTAAAAACAAATTGTGATTTCACTGAGATCAATAAAGTATGAACGTACGAATCCTAAAACTATATGACCAAGCAATCCTTTTAGAAGACAATGGCGACTACGTGACAGGTGAGTTGGATCCTGTAAAGTTTGCCGAGTTGATTGTGAAAGAATGTATTGAAAAGATTACAACCTATGATTTATTTCCAAAACATTCGGCTAAGTGGGAAGATATCTACTATATACACGCTAGGCTGCTACAAGACTTGGGTGAAGAATTGAAAGAACATTTCGGAGTTGAAGAATGAACGAACGAATTCGAGAACTTGCTGAACAGGCTGGATCGACCCATAAACAAAATCTTGGTGTCTATCAATTCTTTAAAGACGAATTAGAAAAGTTCGCTGAATTGGTTGCTGCTGATGAACGAGAAGCGTGTATAGAGATATGCGTAAAGTACCGTGATGAAAAATCAGAGAAACATCACGGAAAGATGGTTTTAACAATGATTGCTAATTATCCAGAGTTATATGGAATGATACAAGGCGCTCACAATTGTGCGGTTTTGATAAATCAAAGAAACGACATTAAAGAAAATTTTGGAGTTAAAGATGAGTAAGCAAAACGAACTGGACGAACAAAAGCGGTTAAACCGCATCATGTTTGAGGCTTTGAAGGAAATCGCTCGAAACGACGGTATTCAGGCGGCTACACTTAGTGCCCAAATGTACGTCAATATGGCTAAAACCGCGATTGCAGCGGTTACTAAGAAATCTTAACGGCAACCCCAACGCCGGCGGGCGGCTTTACCGCGCTCGCCTTTCCAATGTTTCGACCTGGCGCAAAACGACTTGTGACGCGGATTTGATTTGCTCTTAGTCGGCGCTTTCAAATTATGGCCGGCAGCCTTGGCCTTACGTCGGCCTTTTTCGGTTAAACCGGCGCCACGGGACGCAGGGAGCTTTTCACCGCGACCAACGCTTAATTTGGGAAAGGGTCGTTTGTTACTCAATGGTCGCTCCGTCTTCCAGTTCGTGCAGGGTTTTACCACCGGTGTATTGGAAATGCGCTAATTCTTTGAAAGTTGTCCATTCGCCCGCCCATTCGAGTCCGGCTTCTTTCCCCAGTTGGCCAATTTGGTGCCAAACAGGATGAGCGCCGTTCCAGTCACACTTGCCATCAACGACAGGAACCACATCAATAGCACAGCGATAATTATGAAAGGACTCACCGCCACGAGCATTAGTAACGATGGATCCCGGCCTTGTTCTGCCCTGCGCATATAACGCATTTTGACTCTCCATGTCTCTGTAAGTGGAGGTTACGAGCAAGTCAATATTTGCTGCTTTGCACAATTCTAAAAACTTGTCTACACGGGTGCGTACCACCGGCAACAAATCATCTAGGCTACGGCTTGCAATCATAAATTTCTCCAACGTTTGCGCAATCGAAAATCTGGCCTAAACATCACTGCACTGGGGTTGACTGGTGCAATAAATCGTCTTTTTTCTGACTGGACGCACTGCTACCAAAGTAAAACGCAATGATTCCCGTCCACGCAGTGCCTAGAGAGCCGAGCATAATCTCGATTTCAGGCCCTGCTACCACTTTGCCCGACATAAGACCTACCAAGATTCCAAAAAACCCAATGGTGACGCCTATAGAGAGCGTGGCGGGTATCCATGATTTAGTGGCTATCTGCATATCCCGCGCAGACTTGCGGTCATCAGTGGCCAATTTAGCGAAATCCAGACCCATCGACTGGGCTTTTCCCTTTAACTCGATTTCGGCGGCTTGGATGGCGGCAACCTGGTCGCTGTTCAGTTTTCCGGCTTCGAGCATCTTTTGAGCGTCATCGGGGTGAACGCCGAGTTTGGCGGCCAATACTTCTGCTGCCATGCCCGCCAATGGGCCACCAAGCGCAGATGCCACCGTAGGGGCTAATTGAGCCAAAAACGATAGATTCATCATTTACTCCAAGGCAATTTGCCGGCTAAAAACCAATCTAACGCAACAAAACAGCCAAATGCTAGGAAAACAAACAAAACAATACCGATAACAATGTTAATTATCAAGTTAAACGTGGCCTGAGCTTCGTCGGCCTCTTTAATCATCCGGAGTTTTTCAGCTTTGATTTTTTCGGTTTGCAGCCGTTTTGCCTCAAGGTATGCCTCCCGTTCATCTTGGGACATAGCCCAAATCATGGCGGCTTCCTCTTCCTGAGCCTTTTTCTTAATCAGAATCTGTTTGGCCAGTTCTTGAGATGAGGTTACCGCCGCGTCATGGTCGGCTACCGCGGCATTGGTATTTCGCTTCGATATGCGCTCAGTGGCCTTTTTATTCGTCAAATTCGCACGAATTGCGCGTTTATCGGCTTTATTTTCTTTATATTGCTTGTATTCCTCTGCGGTCTCAGCAATATCTTTGACTAAGCCTTTGCCTTCTTTGAGGACACCACGCGCCGCTTTTAACGTGCTCTCCGCTTGGTTCAGCGGATTAGTGATGTCATCAATACCCATCGCACATCTTAGCTTTGAGCAGTGGGAGCAGTCGGCTCAGTTGGCGCCACAACCGGAGCAGATTCTTGCTGCGGTGCAACAACGGTATTTTGCTGTTGGGGGGAAACCGATTGCCGTAATGCTTCAAATTCGGCTTTTAACGCCGCAATGCTGTCCAAATGATGCTTATGCACAACCACAACAAGAACAGCCACCACAACAACAAAAACAAAAAGAAAAGTGTCGATTCCCATATTTCCTCCTAAAATCCCTCTCCGGGAGTTATAAAACAAGTTGCATTTGAATTGTCGCCTATTACTCTTGCGTAAACCGTGCTGTTCGGGCCACATTGAGGGCCAGTCACGACTTTGGCGCCATACGCAGGAATAGGGATAACTTGGTTTGACGCGGTTAACGGCAAAGCAACATTAAAATTATTTGTATTACTAATCCAAACATAAACAGCGTATTGGGTGTCGTAATTGACCAAATAATACTGATTAACTGGACTTGTCGCGGTAATCGAAAACACATTTGACTGAGTATTAGCGGCAGCGGTTACAGTTACCGCCACACAATTTCCCATTGGTTGAAAAGGAATATTGTTTGCCATTTTAGATTACCTTGGGACCTTTGCCGCGAGTAGTGGGGGCTAATTTGGTCGAAACCGGCCCCGTACTAAAATCAAATACAGAGCGGAAACCGCCTGTCGGCATGGTGCCAGGCTTCCATCGTGGGATACCGCCTTGCGACGAATCACGCGGTAATTGAGGGCGAATGGATTTTGCCCATTGTTGACCCCAGTTTAAATTTTCGCCGGCTTGGGGAAGACTAGATTTCTTCTCCAGTTTCGTTGGACCGCGCATTGTTACGCTCCTTGACAGTAATAACCAAATAACTAAATAACACAAAAATACCCAGTGTGGCTACCCTGTCCCATTCAGGACCCCACATAACCCAACACGCCAAACCACAACTCATCGACAATGACAAAATCGTAATCAAGCGGTCAGTAATCACAGACAAAGCAAGCCGAACCAGTTTTAAACCGTCCATAGTTACTCCAGAGAAAAGGACATAACTATAGTCTAATCTTATTCCTCATCATCATCAACCATGAAGCCGGTTCCCCATTCCTCATCGGTGATTTTCAGCTTGATTTTCTCCAGATTGAGGGCGCGGTCGACCACCTTGCACTTGTCGGTCAGCGACGCGGTATCGTCCTGCATGACCGATTTGAGCATCTCGGCGATGGCGTCCTCTAGGGCCGGATTTATACCTTTGTCTTTTTTCTTAGCCACGACGGTTCTTCCGCGCAGTTTTGGCAGCCTTCCTAAACGCACTAGCCTTCGGATAACCCTTTTGGCCAGGACGCTTAGGCGGCAGACCTAACTTACGGCGCCGGTTGATGTTGTAGTACAACCCTTTCTTAGCGGCGGCCACGACGCGTTCTCACGGCCTTACGGATTGGCGTCATCAGCTTTTTGCCGCCACGGGCCTTGGTCAAAGATGCGGCTACCGCTTGCTTTTGTGGATAACCTTCCCTAACCATCTTGCTAATGTTCTTGCTAATCGTCTTGCGACCTTTCCCTGCTTTAAGTGGCATGACTTATTCCTCTTCTTCAAATAAAGGCGTTGATGATGGCTTACCACCGGCAACAGTAACCGGCAATACAGATTTCAATTCAGGTTTAAATGCTAACGGCAATGGGCCTTCCGCTAAACGTCTTTGAATTGCCCTGGCAGCCTGAGTTCTGCCGCCAATAACGCTTGATATAGCTGTTTTTGAACGGCCAAGTAAAGCTCTGGCTAATTCTTCAGTTTGATAATCGGCACCCTGTTCTCGATTGCGCAAACCGACTAATCGGCCTTCCGCGCCTAATTGATACAAAGGATGTCGGCTTGTTCCGCTTCCAAACCCTTGAGTATTGTTGGCTAAATAATCGCCCATGCTTTTAAGGCTAATTTTGCCGGATTTGCTAATCCAACCTTTTTCGATGCCTTCTTGCAATAATTTAGCCGTGGCGTAATCTCGATTTGCTTTTCTTAATTGATCTGCTAGTTTTGGGTCAATATTTTCAATATGACTATCAATAACATTCACAAAATCTGCCGCTGCTCGGCGTTGATTGCCGTCAGAAGATGATCGAGCAATATCGGTCAAATTACTTCTTAAACGCTGAAGTTCTTTTCCACTGATATTAAATTGAAAATCAGGAGGCAATTCAAATGGAGTGTTGTCTAATTGAGCGCCTTGGGTGGTTAAACTTGGCTCAACATTGCCAGTCATTACTTTGTTAAGACTTTCTCCGTTCCAATTAGCTCGCATAAAAGCGTCAACTTCTGGAGCCAACGGCGTATAACCAGTTACTTTTTGATAAATGGTTTTCCAGGCATCGGAGACTTTTTTGAAAAACTTTTCAACAGAATTGGTTGGTTGTTTGGTTTGTGTTAACCAACGTGAGGTCTGTTCAGCAAACCATTCTGCAAAATTTCTAAAATATTCACTATCTTCGCTTTTTGACACAACTCTGTCAGCAGCTTGTGGCCCGTATTTTTCTGCTGTTACAGGGCGCAATTGACGAATGGTTTTTGTTCCCAAAGGAATTTTGGTCAATTCGTCTAGATAAGCGCGGAATATTGCATTTTTGGTTTCTTCCGGAGCATTTCTAAATAATTGAAATTCCGCTTGATGACCAAATTCATGTAAAGCAGTAGCCAGACCCCCATTAGGGTCTCCTAAACTGTTTACATTGTCAGAAATAATAATCCAACCTTCTGGGTGAGCTCCTCCATATAAACCTTTTTGCCAGGACGTTCCTAAGAAAACGTCAGGCGTTTTTGGCAGCCCCAATTTGGCAGAAAGTTCTTTGATGGTATCAACAGATTGTTTGAACCATTCTGGATTAGATGGGTCATCAGAAGTTTTTAATGTAGGCCATTTTTGTTTGGCATACCCTAAATATTGATAACCTCCAACAGGTTGCAATCCTCGTGCGGCGCCTTTAACAGCTCCTGCTTGAGTCAACTGTTTAAAATTGTTTTCAATAATTTGTTTGTAATAATCAACAACAGCTTGCTGATAACGATTAAACAAATTTTGAGCCGTTGATTTGACTCCGCGTGTTCCGGCAGGGTCAACAGCAGCTTCAAATTTGCCCATTTGAAGAACTTTTTGCATCAAATTTTGATCTAACGGTATTTCTCCGCTAAACACTTGATCTAACTTTTTGCCGGCGGTTTGTAAACGTTCTCTTACATAAGACGGGTTAATATTATTGGTTATTTTTCCCGCCACACTGGAAACTTCTTTAGTGGCTAAATCTTCATTGATTTTTGCATTTCCCATAAACCCAGGAGAGGCAACGGGTTCATTAGCACGCAATTGCATAGGCTCTAAAACATAGCCTCTTTTTTCCATGTTTCGAGCAGCCGTTGTAACGTCCCCAACAGTAGGTTCATAAAACGTCTTGGCAATTTGAGTGGCCGTTCTTGCTCCTAATTCGCCGGCAATTGGCAAACTAAAACCAGTTAACAATTCACCCGCTTCACGGGCATAAGGTTTGGCTTTTTTATATTTCTCCGGAACCGCTCTTGCCGCTAATTCTCCGCCAACACCAGAAATGCCAGCAAGTCCTAATTGACCTAACATTTCAGCGCCAGTTTTTGGCAATAACATTCCCGCGTATTTTGCTACTTGAGGAACCGCAAATTTTTCTAAACCAGCAAGTACAGGATACGATAAACCAACAGCTTCAATAGGAG